GTTTTACCTCTGTTAATTTTCTAAAACAATCATCTCCATCACATCCCTCTTTTTGTAATGGTAATATTCCAACACTATTTTCAGTAATAACACCTGCTTTAATTAATTCTAAAACATCAGAACCTAATTGTGTCTTTGGTATTTTCGCCTCAAACATTAAACCTTTTGCATCTTCATATAGGTTTACCATTTTTCCAAGCGGCTTATCCATTTGATGTTGATAAAGATATTTTATTCTTTCACCATTTTCTTTAATTGTTTTAGTGTATGCACCTTTAGTGATTATATCACCATCAGAATCTACATTTCCGAAAACAGAACCGTATCCTTTTACAGTTCCTGACTTTTCGTCTATGTCCTTTATTTCGCCTATTGGACTTGTTTTATATATCATATTCATAATACAAAGATAATTATTTTAAACAATTGGAATTGGAGCACTTGCACATCTACAATTAACTACGTTAGCTGCAGAACCTGAACTATCTCCTGGATGATTTAATTGTTCACCCATTACGGTAAATTTCTCATTCATCCCCCTTCTTTGACCATTAGCCGTTATATGTGCGTTTCTTACCCTACCATCACCACCTGACATCCATTCTTTTTGTAGATTATTTGCACCAAATAAACTTGTAGCACTTTCATTGGTGGCGTAATTTGCAGCATTTACACTTTCAGTTCTTACTATTCTTTTGCCATTTGATATGCTCATACCTTTAAACTTTTTTCTTAAAACCCTTTCCGCAGCGACTTCATTTAAAGCCATAAAAGATTCTTCTTGCATATATCTTTTTAAAATTTTATTAAATTCTTTTTTACGATTATCAGATATGCTTACAATTCTTTCGCCTGCTATTGTCTTGCCTATATATGCAAATTTTTCTTCCCATATACTTTGATAACCCTCTGGATTGGCTTTCGTAATATAATCTTCGTAATGTCTATAATACCAATTTGCCATTTTAAGACCTATTGACTTGTATAAGCCTATATATAAATTTTGTAAATCTTTAAGTTGATAAAATTCATTTAAATATGGAATTCTTTTACCTACCATAAAAGTATTAATAATTTTATTGGATTCTTTATATAAATAATTAGACCAGATTTTGTCTTGTTGTTTTTCTGCTTTCTCTAATTGTGCAGTCCAATCTGTATAATAACTTTTATTTAGTTTATAAATCATTTATTTTTAGAAATATTTTTTTCCCAAGATGTTACTGAAAAGCTATCTGTTTTTTTTTCTTTCGAAACTGAATTTACTTTTTTTAAATCCTCTGCTATTAATGCATTATAATCAATATCCACGTTTTTAATTTCTTCTTCGATAATATCATTTTTCATTGGCATTAAATTAGCAGGTATATAATAATCATTCATTTCAGCATTTTCTTCATCTATACCAAAATTCATTGCTTGTCTTTTTTCATTTGGTGTAGTCCACCAAGCACTCGACATTTGTTTTACTACACTATCCATCTCCTCTTGTAGTTCTGCAATATTAGAGTAGTCAAAATCTAAATAAAGATTATCACCAAAAGATGGAACTAACCACCTATTTAACTCATCTTTAATTTTATTTAGTTCAGGAATAATTGCATTTTGATATAATGATTTTTTAGCTTCAACCATATTATTATATGTAGAACTATCTGTGTTGTTTAATAATTGAACAGGTACTTGATAAATATTACATAAATCTTTTATACTAGCATTGTATTGTTCTATAAGCGAAACATCGGCAGCATTAAGACCAAAATTTACCCAACTTAATTTTTTAGGAGTAATAATAATATCCCCTGCATTATCACTTCCCTGATATTGTTGTTTAAATTTATCCTTTAATTGTTTTGCTTGTACTTCATTTAAATCTCCTTCATCTGACATAAGCACACCTCTTGATGTTTGATTTTGCAAATACTTAACACCTGTCGTAACCGCTTCATTATTTGTATCTAAACTCCTTAAACCTGCCTTTAGTGGTGACATACCATAAAGATGTGAACCTGTACCATCATAATATGGGTTAAAATCTTTTATGTGACAAATATCTTCTGCTTCAATTTTATATTGACCTGAATAATCCAAACTATAACTTTTAACAGGTTCAAATATTCCGTTGCTATTTATTTCTACCGATTGACTTGGTAACACATAAAGTTCTTGCCATTTACTTTGATTAGGGCCTGATTCAGGTTTAATCCCATACACATATCTGTTTCCTGTTAATTTACCAAATGCTATAATTTCCTGAATCCAACTACTATAAGATTGTGAAGGATTTGGTCTTTCTAAAAGTTTATGTAAATCAGTATTATCTAATTCTGCTAATGCGTGTTTTCTTTGTAACAATGATTTATGTAAAATGTTTCCATTCATCAAACCACTTGTCATTGCTTTATATTTTTTTAACTCATTTTGATTTTTTACCTCATAAATTTGAAAAGGAATATTGCTTGCAGTTTTTGCGATTAAGTTAACAATGGAATAAACTGTTGAATTAAACATATATCCTTTATTTATATATGTGTCATCATTATCGGCATTCCACACAATAGATTGTCCTAGATAATTATATATAATTTTATTAAAGTTTGTGTTTGTGTTTTGAAAATTCTTTTTAAGAATATTTCCAACTCTTGAAAAAATAGATGCCATTCGCTTATGATTTATGTTACAAAAATAATAATTATATTACAAAGAAGTTTTGTTGCTTGCCAAAACTGCTAAAAGTCAAGTATCTCATTGCATCCATACAATGATTCATCCTATCTAAAGGCTTATTTATTATAGTTCCATCTTTCATTTCAGTCCAATAATAACTATGATATTCCTTTTGTATATTTTTAGATTCTTTACTAATATACACATCATATTCTTTTAAAAGGCTTATACCTGCATTAACACTTCCTTGTCCTTTACGAGCAGGATTTATGTATAACCCTGTCCTTTTTATTTCTTCTATTGATTTAGGTTCAGCTGAATCTGCATAAGATATTACTTGCTCATATCCACTTGCTTTTATAAATTCAGCTATTTCATCATTCGTCATTCCTGTTTTATATAATAGTTCGTGAAAAAATAGTTTATCATTTTTTTTATATCCAATTATTATAGCAGTAGGGTCGTTACTATAACCAAAATCGATTCCAATTATAGCATCATTATCAATATCAAATTCTGGAAAATCACTATAAGGTATAAAATTCCAATTGTTAAATATTTGTCTTGCACTAAATATTGCTTTTAATCCCTCGCCATATACACGCCAATAATCGGGGTCTTTTAGTTTCATTCTTTCTATTTCATACACTAAATCTTGCGAAAGAAATTTATTATCCTTATAAGTGGTTATCCAAGTATCACAATCATCACGAGGTACTAAATCATCATATATCCAATGTATAGGGTCACTTGGATTAAAATCAACAATCACCATATCTAATGTCCTCATATTAATTTGGCGAAAATCTTCAATAGTTAATTCATTCCCCTCGTTTAAAAAAGCAATGTTTCTTTTTCGGCCACGAATCTTTTGTGGTTCATCTACTGATAGAAATTCAACAAGATGTTTACCATATTCAAATGTATTAGCAGATTTATTATGTATACCTAAATAATATAATCCTGTTTTTTCAAGTATAGAAATTATATCCCTTAAAACACTTCCCTTTAATGCAGGCAATGTTTTTCTAATAATTGATATAACTAAAGGTTCTTCAGATTCAGTTAACAAGTATGTTAAATATTGACATACCGCATAAGTTTTTCCTGACCTTGTACCTCCTTGATGTACTTTAAATCTTTTATTAGAATTTATTAAATCGTAAAATTGTTTATTGCAATGTTGTTCTATTCTTCTTGACTGGGCTTCCATTCTATTAAAGTTGATTTAATTGCACCATCGTGAACAATTTCACTTCGTTCAACATAACCTCTTTTTTTACCTTTTGTTTTTAAATAAAATATTGTTGCTGATGTATTACCATCTTGTATTTGTTTATGCAATTGACTTTCTGCAAAGTCTAAAGCTATATTTTGAATGTCAGCAACTTCGTTTGCAAAGTTTTCATCTTTGTTAAGATACTCATAAAAAGTAGTTCTACCAACTCCAACCTGTTTACAGGCAGTTGTAACAACTCCTAAAGATTTTTCTAATGCTTCAAGAATTGCTTTTTTAGTATGTTCGATTTTGTTCGTTTTCATTTTACAAAATTACATAAAAAAAATCCCCTTTTGCAAGAGGACTTTAAAAACACAAAATGAAATGTTTATTTATTATTTATTTTTCCAAACATCCATTCTTTCAGCAAGTTTTTCTATTTGTTCATCATACCAATCTTCCAAAAAGAATTCATATTCATATAAATTTGCTTTCATATGTTTAAATACATTTGTTGATGCGTGGTTTTTATCATAATTAAATAATTCACATATTTGTTTATGTAATTTTTTATCTCTTATAAACCAACTACTTAAAATAATTTTTTTTATAATTAAATCTAATTCTTTTTCTGATTGGTCATATTTATTATACATATTATATATAAAATTATTGTATTTATATTGTAATATTTTATTTAATTCTTTATCGAATTCTAAAATTATATATTTTTCGATTTCTTCTTTTGTAATTATTTTATTTTCCATATTTATTATTTATTTAATGGCCACAATATGCATTAGTTTGATGTTTAGCCATTATTCTTGATTTAAATCTTGCGTTAAAAGTGCTTCAAGTGCGTGAGGGTTCTCAGTGCTTTCTGTTAAGACAGTAGCAACCTCATCCCAATTTACCATTTTCCATTCTATTTTATCTACGAAATCTTTTTCGTGTTCCCTTACTAATATCATAGTGATAAAAGATAATCTTCCTGCGCTTTCAGGTTTTTGCCAATCAACTCTTTTGTTAAAAGTTTCTTGCACACTTTTATATACTGATTCAACATTATCAATATTCAAGCAGACTTTCCAAGTGTCGTAATTTGTATATCCGTTGTATTTCATTTTTTTTGTTTTTTGTATTCTTTATTGATTTGGTATATTCCATATTGGTCTATCGCAAAATGATAAGCTGCGATAATAAAAGCAATAATTCCAAATATCGTAAAGAATGTTAATAAGCATTTCATTAATTTCTATTTGTTTTATTTAATACAAATATACAAAGAATACTTTAAATAAAAAAATTTATTTGCAGTTATTTAATTTTTTATTATAATTAAATTAGAGCGGCAGGATAGATTTGAACTTCTCCTATTGACTGGTTTGTCAATTATGCAACTATTACACCTCTGCCGCAGAGTTAAATATTTTTAT